TTCCGGTTTAGGGCCTTCCGTACAATCGGGAACTGTGAGGCGTCGGCGGTACCGGTTGCGGGGGAAGTGTAGGCTTTGGGCATTTGGTGGCTTCAAACGAGTTCAAACAGGCTTCAAACGCTGCGTTAATAGTTGAGGTCGCCCCAGTAATCTGAGCCAAACCTTGAAACGGCACCAGTGCCCTCCTGTTCGGGTATGTCCGGCAGGTTCGGCGAGAGCTTCCCAGAGGCTACCATTTCAAGCCACGCAAGGGCATCGTCGTACCGCTTCTGCCGGAGCTCTGGGATGTTGCGCGGCTGGACGCGGCTGTGCAAATGGTACAGCACCATGTCCACGAGGTACATCACCAAGTCCGGGTGCCGCAGGTCGGCGGGTTCGGTGGCCGCGCTGAAGATGGCGGCTACGTTGTAGCGGCTCCGCAAGTAGCTTTCCATCTGGGCCTGCGCCATGCGCTCGGCCCACGACTTCGCGCCGCTGTCGCCCACCAGCACGGTGTCCAGCCGGTCGGCTCGAATCAGTACGCTGTAATCGGCATCCAAAAGGTAAGGCATGGCGTCAGTACACGTTGGGTGATGGGTGGTTCTGGCCGAAGCGGGTTTCCAGCCCACGCGCCGCCCGTGGCTTGTACAGCCCCAGCTTGGCGTGTGCGCCCTGGTCAGCGTCGGGCGCGTCGTCGTGTGCGCCGCTGCCCTTGTCAAAGGCCAGTATCTGGGCGTTCCCGGTTTCAGTGTCCGGGTCGTCCTTCAGGTGCTCGGCGAAGTAGTAAAATCCCCGTTCATAGAAGGACTGCTCGGCAGCGATGCGGGTGTACTTGTCGGGCTTCTCGTCCACGTCCAACCGGATGTTCAACTGGTACCCGCGCTCCTCGCCCTCGATCTCAAAGTCAGCGAGTAGCTCCTTCTGGTTGAAGGAGCCTTCAATCCAGTATTGGGCAAACACGCCTTTCTCCATCAGGAGCTCGTGCAGGTCGTAATACGCTTTCACCATCGAAGCCCGCGAGCACTGCCGCACGAACGACCACAGCAGTACCACCTCTTTGCTGCTGGCCTTGCCCCACAGCCGTATAGCTTTGAAGTCGCCGTTGTCCGTCCACGACGGGTCGCAGTACGCACACAGGGCCTCGTACTTCCAGCCTGGCCGGGCCTTGATCCACCGGAACCAATCGTGCTTGAATAGTTCACCCTCAATGATGGGGTTGTTGAAGAGCTCCTGCTGGCTGCCCGCGTACCCCAGTTCCTCGATGGTTTCGAGTATCTGCTGCGTGGAGTAGGCAGCGGGCCACTCGCTCTCGCCTTTGGCGTTCAGGGCGTTTACCTTGATGTGCTCGTACCGGGTCAGGGCTTTTGTGGGCCGGTCGCTGGTGTCGCTATCGCGCTTGGCTTTCTGCGACTTCTGGAGCTTTTCAATCCACTCCACCGTCCTAGCCAATAGACCCTTCGGGTGGATGCGGTTGTTCGCCACGATGAAGCGACCCTCACCCATACCCATGGTCATCATCAGGGCCCGCGTCATCCACCTGAAAGCCTTGCGCACCCGCACGTCGTTCAGCACCATCTCGTCGTCGTCCATGTCATCACAGATGATCATGTTCGGGCGCAGCCCGAAGTGCTTCTTTCCGCGTGGTTTTTGCCCGGCACCAATGGCCTCGAAAATGCAGCCGCTCTGCGTAACGAAGTAATCGGCGCTCCAGCTACCGTAGGTCTGCTGGTTGCCCCAATCGTGGGCAAAGAGTGGGTTGGCCTCTGGGTCTAGTGCCGCCCTGATCTCGTCTAGCAGGCCCTCGGCCCCGCTGTAGTTGGCACTAGTTAGTAAGCAATAGAACTTCTCGCCACGAACCATCAGCCAGATCAGCACCATCTGCAACGTGCTGGACTTCGCCGCCCCCCGGAAGAGCTCTAGCGCTAAGCGCAGCCGCTTATACTTGGCGATGGTGTCCGCTATCCGAATGTGAAACGGGGCACAGTCGCACGGGGCCAGCCCTGGGAAGTACGTCCGGATAAAGAAGTTGTAGTCCTTCAGCGCACTGGCCTTGCGCTTGGCGGTACCCTCAGGCGAGAGGTCAGCCGCAACACCGTTAGTGTTGGCCGCCTCGCGATAGGTGGCTACTAGCTTGGAGTATCCCTCTAGCCTTTTCTCAGCTTTCGTCATCGCTAGCGGCGTAGGCGGTTCTCGTCAGCGATCTTCTCAGCGATGAAATTCTCCGTGTGTGGGCCGAGCTCGGCGGCCAGCTTGGGGGCCACACGTTGCAGCCAGGGCATAAAGCCTTCAAAGGCGTTCAAGTACATGATGCTGTTTTCGCGGCCTATAGTCCGCTGTACGTGCAGCCCCAGCTTGTTAAGGGCGTCGGTCTGTGCCTCTGGGCTCCCCTTGCCATCATCAATATCTACTTGCAGCCTCTCCACAATCTTCTTTGCCAGCCTCAGCGACAGGTCGTTAAACTGGTGTACAGTCAAGGCACGCGCTTCCTTCTCCTCCTTCCAGTTCTCATCCTTGCACCACTTTCCCACCGCGCGTTCGCCTACTCGTACCTGAGCGGCGATCTTCTTCAGCGACCAATTGGTCGACATATACAGTGCTTTCGCGTCTATCCGGGCCTCTAGTTTCATGCTCTTGAACGGCTGTTGAAGTTTAATCGCGGAAGTACCCAGTGTTCAGGGTGATGTCGCCACTGCCGGGAAAGGAGCCCAGGTGTATCAACGGGCCGGTGGTGGGCACCTGAATGCGTATGCTCTCGCCCGAATCGCGGCAGCCAATAATTGTACGGTTGCCTGTAGGTGCAATGCTGGCCGGGATGTTGCCGGTCAGGTTGCCAATGAAGCCACCGGCAGGCGTGAACGTCCCCCGCACGTGGATACAGCCGCTCAGGTCACGGCGGTACCGCAGCGTGTGGTTGCCCTGCGCTGCGGGCACCTGCGTAAAGGCACTCCAAGTGGGTGGTAGAGTACCCGGCAGTGCGTTGGCAATCGCCACAACAAGTGGTATGTAGGCGTTGTAGTTGTCCGGCCCAGCGCTGCCAAAAACGGGCGCGTTCTGTACGCGAGCCCGACGTATCTCGTTCACATTGTTCAAGCTCGCATCGTTGAACGCCACGGGGTTATCCGGCGGGTATGTGATGTCCGGCACAATGTTCAATACCGGCCCGTTATTCTGCTGCCCCGTGCTCGCGGGCACGTACAACACCTCGCCCTCGCGGTAAACGGCACCTTCCGTTACCGTCCAAGTGCCCGGCCCCGCTAAGCCACCGGTGAAACTGCCAGGAACCCACGTCAGCTCGCTGCCCCACAGCCGGATGCGCGTGCCCCATTGGGCAAGCACATCGCGGAAGCCGTCGCGCATCGCCTGTTGAAAGAAGTCCAGGTCGTCAAGTGTAAGCGGAAACCCGCCAGTGAGCTCAAATCGGGTACGGTTCATGCCTTCAAAGTTCCTCCCGCGCGCCAAGCCTTACGCCTTCGGTGTGTGTATAGGCATTCAAAACGGCTGCATAGGTATTCAAATACGCGGTATTGGTAAACAATGGCTATTCTGAGCCTTACCTGTTCACCCAAACTTTGCGGCACAACAAAGCCAACCGCTACCAGCAGCAATGCCCGGCACTCTCCGTCCCCTTACCATACAGCGTCCGCAGGCCTACGGTGGCCCGGCTAAGCTGTACCTGTACGGCGACGTAGCCCAGCCCAACGACGAGTGGTGGAAGCAGCGAATTGACGTGAACGCGCTGATGTACCAGTTGCAGGCCCTCGACGGCATGCCGCTGGAGGTGCACATTCACAGCCCAGGTGGCGACTTCTACGACGGCCTTGCCATCCACAACCTGCTGAAACAGCACACCGGAGAGGTGACCACCATCTGCGATGGCCTAGCCGCCAGCATGGGGTCTATCATCTTCATGGCGGGCAGCAAGCGGCTGATGTGCAGCAACTCCATGCTGATGATTCACGACCCGGTCGGCTGCGCTGAGGGCACCGCCGAGGACTTCAAGCAATGGGGCGAAACGCTGGAGCAAACCAAAGCCGTGCTAGCCAAAGTGTACGTAGACGGCACCGGATTACAGGACAAAGAGGTGCGAGGCATGATGGCCCGCACCACCTACATCCTTGCCGAGGAAGGTGTCCAGATGGGGTTTGCCACCGGCATCATCGACCCCGTATTGCAGATCGTGGCCGCACTGCCGCCCCACCTGCTCGCTACCTACAACCAATACCAAGTGCCCGGCACAAAACGCGAGGCCCACCAACCGACCACTCAACAACCTGAGACCATGCTGCTCACCATTCAAGCCCTGGCGATGCCCGGCAACCCGACCGACGCCCAAGTGGCCGAGGAAGTTCGCAAGATCAAGGCCCAGCTAGCTGAGGCCACTACCAAGCTGGAGGCCATCGAAAAGGCAGAGGCCGACAAAGTAGCTGCCGACAGCGAGAAGGCGATCAGCGAAGCCATTGCCGATGGCCGCATCACTGCCCAACAGGCCGAGCAGAAGTGGCGGCCCATGGCGAAGGCGAGCGGTGCGCTAGCCATCAGTGCGCTGGCCGATATCCCCAAGCCCGGCACCCTGCAACCCCACGCAGGCAAGGCCCCCGGCGAAGCTGCTGGAGCCGAAGACCGCACCAAGTGGACGGTGTCGGACTGGAAGAAGAAGGACATGGTCGGTCTGGTTGCCATGAAGGAAGCCGAACCCGACCGCTACAATCAACTGCTCGGCATCAACTAACCGGGCCCACTGCTCACTACTTCACAACCGCTTCAACCACGTTCAAACCACGCTGAACCAACATGGCAGGTCTTAACAAAGAGATTTGGCTCGACGAGCTGAAAGAACAGTTCCAGAAGCCCTTCGGGTGGCTGCCGAGCATGACCTCGGACTACACACCGTATGTAACCTACGATGTTCTGCACTTGGGCGAGGCTGGCGTAGAACCAACGGTGTTGGAGAACAACAACACGTACCCGGTGCCCACCTACGAGCGCACCGACACGGCAATTGAACTGGCGTTGAGCCGTCTCGACACCGAGAACACCGTGCTACGCAACGCGGAGAAGGCCACCCTGATGTACGACAAGATGAAGTCCATTGTGGACGGCCACCGCCGGGCATTGGAGAAGCACAAGCATGTGCGTGCAGCCCACGCCTACGCACCGGCCTCGAACAGCACTGACATGCCAGTGCTGCAAAGCACTGGCGACCTGACGGGCGGTTTCCGACGCATGAAGTGGGAAGACCTGTACGACTTCCAAAAGGCTATGGACGAGATCGGCATTCCCACGGAACAGCGGGCGCTGCTGCTAACTGCTGAGGCCCGCAGCCACCTGCAAAAGCAAGACCTAGCGCGCTTCAACCGCTTGATTGTAAACGGGCGTTTGGACATGGCTGAGTTTGGCTTCGCCATGGTCGAACGCTACGAGGACATGCCGTTGTACGACAGCACAGGTACCAAGAAGGCGTTCGGCTCGGCCTACGCCAGCGGCGACAAGAAGGTGCTGTGCCTTGCATGGGATAAGGGCAGCGTGGGCCGTGCTGATGGAACACTCGACATGTTCGAGCGCCTGAAAGACCCCGAAGCTCGCGGTGACCTGATCGGCTTTCAGCAGCGCTGGATGGCGCTCCCCAAGTGGGAGAAAGGCCGCGCCGCCATGATCACCGCCACCAGCTAACCCATTTCACAACGACGGGTAGGTCGGGTTAAGTGGGGATGCTCTCAGTGAGCGCCCCACACCCGGCCAGGGTTCCAAGATACTTCACTCAGACCATCAGCGAACCGAAGCCGGGCGGTGTAATAACCGCCCGGCGCTGGGAGCCACAACCAAAACAACCCAACCACCATGTACCAATTCGCTTTAGAGTTCAAGTACACTTTGACGTTCGCGCTGGCATTCCTCGTGTGGCCTGTGGTGCAAACCACGCAGGAGTTCCTGCAACTGGACACCGAGATGGCCCTCGT